TACTTTGTGTACTTCCATTACCCGTATACAACGTAGCATCCATCACCGTATTGCCTTTTACTATAGTAGCCGCCGGCAAGTTAAACGCATTGAGCGCAACAAAGCCTGTTGGGGGCGTGTAGGCGAATGGGCGTTGACCGAAGTTGCAGTGCCATTGTGCAAAATTGTAGCCACCTACGGCAAAGAAGTACTGTAAATTTAATCCACTAAATGCAACGCCTTGACTTACGTTATTTTTGTAAAACGTGAGTGTTCCCGCTGTAGCATCAAATGCAATAGCAATGATGTCACCAATGGCGTAACTTGCACCGTATGCTGTAGCAGAACTGTTGTTTAGTTTAGTTCCGTTATTCCTGTACCCGTAACTTGTTGCGCTTGCACCAATAACGCCTACTGGCGTAGGGAAATCGTTAGAATTGAGCAAGCCCAAATCCAATGGGGATGTTGATCCATCAACGTATGCCGCAGTAAATTCTGCATACCATTTGCCTGTTGTTGGCAAAAGCATCGTTGCAGGAACTGCACTAAAATTGGATGCATTAGCGCAATTTACGTATAAGTTTGCGTTTGAAAATGTGGGTGTTCCAGCTAAGTTTGGTGATAATGGGTTGAGCGTTGGGTAGTTAGCCGCCGTAGCACTCGTAAGCGTAGGCACATCCGTCATCGAATCATACGTCACACCCGCAGTGAGGCTGATGTTGTTCGTAGTCCAGTAGTTGCCATTGCCTGAGAAGTCTTTACCAAGAGCCGCTGCGGTAGAGTTATCGGTAAACGGTAGGTAGAACCCATTTGTGCCGTATGTGCCTGTGTAGGGTGCGGGTTGCCATACGCCTGTGAGAGCGTTGGTTGAGCCGAATGAGGATGGTGTGAGGGCTTGACCGTCAATGAAGTTGACTTCAGCTAGGTAGCCGTCAAAATATTGTGTGGCTGAAATCCCGCTTCTTCCAATATAGTGTGGAGCAGCTAAGTTCACTCCATAGTTTGTGTTCTGTGTCGGGTTGTTTGTTGTACTAAATGCCGTAATTTGAGAACCATTGACATACAACTTTAATCTATCTAATGCTGTGGCTTGTGGGGTATCAAGCACAAGAACAATGTGATACCACGCTGACGGATCACGAAATACCTGTGTTGTTGTACGAAAAGACAATGTGTAGGCATTTACTGAAAGTGTGTCCGCAGTTTCAAACCGTATATAAAAAGTACCTGCATCAGACGTACCACCGTCATGTTCTGCAAATAAAGTTTGTATGCTTCCGAGAGAGCCACGCTTAACCCATGCACTCCATGTCCATGTTTGACGATTAGTAGTTGTCGCAGGAGTACGGCTTAGGTTTGCACTCGCACTCAGACGAAAGCGCAGGGAGCGTGTGAGGTTGTAGCCAGACTCTCCCGCACCGCCTAATAACATTTGCTGTATGGTCACGATACGTTTCCTGTGATTACGCAGAGTGTTCCGCTAACAAACAAGATTGTAGCTACGCCACGGGTTGCTAGGGTGACTGTAGCCTCGTTTGTATCCGTTCCTGCAATGTATGCAGTTGTAATTGTACAAGTTACCGTTATGTCACCTGATGTATTGTTAAAAACAGATACCGCATCTCCAGCCGAGAAAGTTGCGTCTGGGATCGTGATTGATCCGCCAGTACCGACTTCAATGAATTGACCAATATCTGAGGTTAACAAGGTGTAGCTTGTGGTCTTTGCTGCCCCAGATTTAGAAATATCTCTGACGTTACCAAATTGGTCAGTCATACTGCCGCTAGATTTGACGTTTCCCGTCACATCAAGTTTTGCTGTCGGACTTGTATTTCCAAGTCCAAGGTTGCCGCTTGCATCTTCATACAACGCAGAATAAATGCGACCAACAATTGTCCACGCAGAATTTGCTGCATTGCGGCGTTTTAAAAACCCAGTTGCCGTGTCAGCCCATGTCATGTAGGCATCTGCGTCTGCGGCTGGATCGTCTGATCCGGCAAAGTTTGTCGCAATGGTTAAATTGGCATCATTGATTGCATTAACCAAAGACAACCCCGGCAATGGCGGCGTGGTTGTAATTAAAATCGCTTCTTGCGTCATATCAGTACCCCTGAGAAATCCAGTTAATATCACGAGCAACCGCAGTTGCGCCGTTGTAAATTGTTATATCAAATGATGAAATAGTCGAATTTGTTAATTCAATCCAATCACCATCAATTGCATCCATAATTGTAATCTGCACGTTTGGTATAGCATGAAAAGGTTTTGCATACGTTACTGTTTCACCAGCAATCGAAACAGATAAATTCTCAGCCTTTTGCACTAAATCTGGCACATCAACCGACCATGTGAACTCATCTACAAACGGCACAATTAATGGGTTTGTTGTTTCAAGAACCAAGCGAACATCAAAGTATCTTGCATTAACTAATCCACGGGTATAGTTGACCCAATTGCCATAAACAGCATCTTCACCAGCAAACCTGATTTGCGGAGTAACGCTGTAAAACTGGCGATTTGAATCATTCAAAATATCCTGTTCACTAAGTATATCCGCAATAGCTAAAATGTTTTCTTGAAAATTAAAAGCGTAATGACTTAATTCAAAATCAATTTTTACTGTGCTAGGATAGCCAATATCGACAATATTACTTGAATTTGTCTCATATGTGCCATATGTGGCAGTCGTTCCAGCCCACAATATATCGTCTGGTGCAAATATATCGTCCAATGCCAATATATCGCCGTTTGATCCCAAAGTTAATTGATTATCTACAATGGCAGCATTATCGTATAAATCACCCGTCCAAGTTGGATGCTCGACTGTAGTATCAAGCAAGTTCCTGACGATTACCGAACCAGTGATATTGATGGTATCCGCTATGCCGTAAACAATTAAACCCCAAGGGGTTGCGAATCTTGCGGCAACAAAATATGTCCCATTCCCAAAGGAATAAATTTCCGAACTGTTGGTGACTGCCAAAGTGCGTGCATTAGCAAATGATGTTCCTTCACGCACCTCATATTGAATCGGGCGAATGTCTACTAAATCCTCCCAATCAAGAACGGTCAAATTGTCTCTATAAACCTGAGTTAACCCTGTTACGGTTGGCATTGGCAAAGTTAAACCAATAACATTATAAATTTGCGTTTTTGGTGTGCCGCCGTTAGTAAATGTTTTGGGCGTTACTGTAAATTCAACAACGTCAAAAGTTCTTGCAGTAAATGTGTATTTACGGTCAATCGTGTCAAATGTAGGTTGTGCAACGCCATTGATTGAATATTGAACAGTGCTGACAGCATCAATTCTTGAGGATGCCCAATAAGCAGTAATTTCAATCAAATCTTCTGCAACCACCAAAATCTTTTCTGCAAAAGAAATATTGAAAATAATGCCAGCAAGTAAATAACCGTCTCTTGGCGGCGTATATGCGTAAAGATTATTTTCTGAATTGTAATAATCCTGACTGTCATCAATTCCAGAAAACCTGATTGTGTCCATATTGCTTGGTTGGACATCGACAATTTTAATTCTGCGCCCCGGCGTTTCTAATGGGTCAAACTGCCACGCCCAATCCAATGGGTTTGAATTTGAATCCTCATCTGGAACTGGAAAATCACCGGGCAGCGGCGTGTCAATGGTCACAACATCATAATCACCAGCCGCAGGAGTTGAAACTTCAATTAAGTGAATTGTATTGTCTGGCGCACGCAAACTTAAAAAGCCAACGCCATCTGAAGGAATCTTGCTGTCTAAATACAGCGTGTTGCGGTCACCGCCGATTAATCTCCCAGAGTAGCCCCACACGGTCAAATCATGGCTAAACTGCACTACATCACCACGAGTTGCAATCAAGCCTTCAATATCCATTTCCCAAGTCACACGCCTACGATGAAAGGCTTGGCTTGCCGCAAGCAAGTTTGCTTCACGACCCGCCATGTCAACATCAATGCAACCGTCAAAATCAAACGTGACAGTGGTGTTTGTTCGTGCCACGTTCGGCACATCCACTCGCACGTTGTCCAATTCCCAATTGCGATCAGGATTTATAAAGTTAATGATTACCTCATCAACGGTTGACTCGTTCATATAAGCCACTTCAAACGTGCCAGCTTTAATGTTATACGGCGCAATCATTGCTACAACAGGCAAATTAGCAGCATCCCATATAACACCTAGCTTGCCAGTTTGCCAAGTGTACGAGGCACGACCAGCACGGGCAATGATGACCATCACAGCATGGACGGTGCTTTTTTGAGTCAAAACATAATTAAAAGTTAGATTTTTTTCTTCACAAAACAATGCCCACGCTTTGATTGAATCAAGGTCAATTTGAGTGTCGACCAAGCCACCGCCATAAACACGATCACCGTTTGCTTTGCGTTTGCCACGGGCATACCAAAGAAACCACCAAGCTGGGTTGCTTGTCTGTTGCATGACCCATTGCGTGCCGTTCCAGACAGGACAACTAGCAGAAACAATTGCGTTTAAATCTTCAATGCTGCCTTGCAACTGAGCAGACGCACGGATGCGAATAGCCATGCGTGCCTGACCATCATAAGAGGCATCGTCTGGCTGAAAGCACAATATTTGCGTGACTGCCGATTCGTTTGTTTCTCTTGTGGTTTTAATATCACCTGTATTTTTGCGAATACGAATTTCATATTGTGCTTTTGGCACATCCCAAGAAATTGTGCGGCGAGTTGGGTTTTGAGTGTTTCCGCTCAAAATAATATCTGACACGCTAACGGTTTCGTTTGGGTCTTGTGGATCAGGAGCAAATCCACGCCAAGGCTTATTCAGCGTGTATGGATGCGGACTCCACACCCAACGCCCGTACAGGTCTTTGCTTACCGTTTCATCAACGACAAAATTTCCATTTATGTCGTAAGACGTAGAAACAGGGTATTCAAAAGTGTCGTATACGACAACTTCATTTTCGGTGTGGTCAGCTTTAACAATAGAGCCGTATTCGACCTGACCTCTATTGGTTTCATCTGTAGCTGAATTTAATCTCTGCAATGACCAATAATAAGGTGCAAAAGTTCCAGCTTCTGTTTTGTTTCCAACTTTTTTCCAATCTGTCTCACCAACCTCACGATATTCAATACTAAAAGACACCGATCGAGTGCTTAACGATCCATCATCTTCATAATAATAAAGCTGCGCTGCAAGTTCAATGTCGATGTGAACGGTATTGATTGATGTGGTGCGCTGTATCCAACTGTCTGCACTAGATACGTTAAAGCCTTGAATGGTGTCCACATTGCTTGGAAACATTGTCAACGCACCATCTTGCGCTGACCGCTGCAAATCAATGCCTTTGTAATTTAAAAGACCAGTATCACCAATCGACAAATTATCAATATCAATGCCTTGACCTTGCAAACCAAAGTGAAAGGCTTGATTTAAATATTGATCGTTGCCAATATATTGCGTGTAACTATTCGCAGCCAAATCGGGAATAATCTTATGCCGCCCAAACACTAGACCCATTGCCTCCCAAAGCCTTGCACGGTTTTTACCGCCAGCAATGGCATAAGTTGGATTGACATCGTAAGCCTTTGAACTGGCAACACCGCCGCCACCGCCAACGCTTTCAAACCTTGCGGCACTCATGCTTGATGCGTTTACGCCAAAAGTTGGCAATTGTCCGGTAAAGCCAGACATTTCGCTCACTCTAGGTGGAGGTAACAAGGCATTAATTAGCAGCGATCCGCCAATCATAATGGCTGCGCCGACTAAAGCGGTAGCGACTGCGGCAGAAATACCAACAGCAGCTCCAGCGGCAGATGAAGCGATTGCAGTTCCGGCAGGACCAGCCACAACGGTTGCAACAACAATCAAAGCAATTGTTGCCACAGTGCGTACAATCTTTCCGCCCCCGCCACCGCCATGCACTTTGGCTCTCATCACAATTTGATCGCCAGCTTTAGGAATCAAATATTGCCAAAGTTTGTCTGGCACACGATGCCCGTTGTGCCAAACAACAACTTCATTATTCGGGATTGCAATGTTAGTGCGCAGCATAAATGCACGCAACGTCTCACGCTCACGGAACGGCTCAAAAGCCATTTGCCGACCAACACCAATCAACGGGTGCGGATTCGATACTAGGCTTGGCTTATTTATTTCCATGAGTAATAACCTTCAAGCGTAAATAGCACTCTTGTCATGTCACGCAACCGCTGTCGCACAACAAATCTGGAATTTTCGTCATTGTGCAAAACCCACCAATCTCCGGCGATCCAACACATAACGCCAATATGACAAAGCCGACCACGCCCATAAAACAAAGCCGGACAGCCATCAACAGGCTTTTCTATTTTAATTGCTAAATCATCTTTGTGCTTTAAAATCTGCTTGCTTTGCCCTCTATATGTTTCGCCGTGCGACTCAGGCAAGCCAATTTCTTTATTAAACAAATCTTTGCTTACTTTAGCAGCTAAAGATGCACAATCAAATTCTTGCGGCAAATATGGCAAACCGACATATTTATCTGACCAATGGATCACCATAGCCCCGGCGCAGTTTGTGGCGTGAATGTTGGAATCGTTCCGGTACGGTTTAAGATGTTTTGAAAACCTAGAACGCCTGTCACGGTTTCATTTGTAATGACCATATTGGTCAAATCCAAAGTCATATCAAATTCAATTGTGTCTGGATCACTGCGCATCACTTGCATAATTCGGCAGAGCGCACCTTGACCGCCACGAGAAAACTCAAGCCATTGAGTTAAGTCACGCCCAATATTATCGACTTCAAGTTTCGCTTGAGGCACTTGACCTTGGACATCATCAGGCAAGGTCACGCTAAACGGACAGCCAATAAACTCGACTGAGTTGGTTGTTAAATTTTGCGTGTCATTTACCACACGGATTGGGACTTCTAAATCTGCGTGCGTGATTTCAAGCAAAACTAAAAACGGCTCATTTGCGCTTGTTGCTAAAAGGTTTTGACGAGCCGCAGAGGAATACTGTCTCATCCTATCGTCTCCAGCTTCATGTCAGCAAACCAAACATAGCCCGGACTCGACCAAGTGACATCACCAGCAACAATACGAGCCTGTTTAGTTGTGCCATCAAGAGGATCAACAAAATCAAACCAAGCAGTGCCGCCAAAAATATCGTCACGAATCCAAGTGTCGAAAGATGCCTTTTCAGTCTTGTTTGCAACTTTTACTTTTACATCACGAACAACCATTGGCAACGATCTGCGTGGTCGTTGCTTTGGTACGGCATTATCCATTTCTGACCGCAGCACAGAATAATTTGCCTTCTCTTGGTAGCCCTCAAGCTGCACGCAAGCGTATGATGGAAACGTAGCCATGATTAACCTCTAATCCCTTGGGCAATTGGACCATTGCGGCGCAAATCACTCAAAATAATATCTTGCACAAACTTCTGACCGTCAAAGCGTGGCTGTGACTGCTCTGCTTGCAATGGCTGTCTGGATTGGTTGACCATGTTAATTACAACGCTTGGTGCGCCCATTTGAGGCGTTTGCGTGCCAACATAGCCACCGTTTGCATAACCATTTAAAGAATCCAACTTGGCACGACCAATGCGCTGTGTAGCTTTTGCATTTAAAACGTATTCGCCTTTATGCACCAATCCGGCTGGCTCATATTTGCCGCCATCGCCAGTGTACCCACCGTCTGCAAATGGGGTGACAGGATATGCCACAGCACCAGCACCGCCAGCCGTTGTTCCTGCTCCGCTAGTGGTTGCGCCGCCGATACCGCCTGTCGGAAAAAAGGCAGAAGTTATCGCACCAGCGGCAGCACGGAACAATTGGCTGGCTCTCATTTGCAACTCAATGCGCAACAAATCTTTTACGATGCTGTTTGCAAAATCTGCAAAAGAGAATTTTCCTGTTTCCACAAAATTAGCAATTGCCGAGTTCATTGACCCAGTAAAAGAGTCAAACACGTCAGCTGCTTGACGAGAATAATTTTTACTATCCTCTGCATATTGAGCCAATGCCTTATTCCAGCCATAGCTAAAGCTGTTTTGTGCCTCAACTGAAGATTCTTCCTGCAAACGCGCAAGCTCTACGTACTCTTTGCCAAGTTCTTTAACCTTTTCTATTTGAGCGTCATACTCGGAAAGCACTTCAGCACTTGCCCCACGACCAGCCGCAGCCTCACGCTTATCCGCAATTTGTTCAAGTGCTTTACTTGTTGCGTCAAGCACTTCATTAACTGCCAACTGAACTTTTCGCTCGTTGTCCGTCATTCCCGCCAACTGGTCACGGATTTTGAGCATATCTAAAGAGTGTTGACGCTCTCGATCATATTCAGCACCAAGTTTTTTTGCCTCAACAAGCATATTTTGCATTTTTTCTAATTCTTTTTGCGCACCTTTATCCACCGTTGTCAATGTTGGTGCGGTACGCTTAGATGATGGTGAAACACCAAAATCCTCATCGCTTGGCAAAATCTTGCTTAATCTAGCCAACTCAACAGCATTTTTAGTGGCTTCGGCAAAAAATGCGCCATTTGAATTAAAAACTTTATCGTAGGCATCGGTAGCAAACTCTAATGCGTCTTGCCGATCTTTAAGGCTTTGCTGCAAACCCTCATAAACCGCCATCGTGTCAGTCACGCCAGCGGGAGTCAAAAACTTCATGGCACTAAACAGAACCATTACATCATTGGCAACTACACGTATGCTGCTACCAATAGCCACCATGACACGAGCGACCATGACACCAACATCAACAATATGAGCAAGCCCAATTGCAATGTTTTCAGCCCATCTGACCATGTCAACGCCAACCAATTTATTGATTTCTTCACGCATCCCATCAGCTTGCAAATACGCATCAAAAAATCCTTGGCTTAAATTATTAAGTGCTGGCAAAACACCAGCGGCAAATTTGTTTATTAAACCTTCCGAGACACCAGTTAACTTTGTCAAACTATCATTAAATTGTTCTGCGCCCTTTGCAGCCTCTGTTGATATGACTTTGCCAAGGATTGAAGCCTCTTTATTCATCTGGCGCAACCCTTCAGCACCAGAGTTCAAGAATGGAATCATTTGTGCGCCAGAGCGACCAAACAACGCAACCGCCAATGCTGTCTTTTCAGCACCGTCCTGCATCCCTGCAAATTGCTCCGCTATCAACTCCATTGCGCTGTCGGCAGTGCCTAGCTTGTTGACTTCAATGCCTAGAGCCTGAAATCCTTTTAATGCCTCACCAGTGCCTTGCTTGGCATCGCTCATGCCTTTGGTTAGCTTGACCATGCTTGAGGTCAACGCTTCTTGCGAGACACCAGACAAATCCGCCGCATAAGACAATGCACTCAGACTTTCAACCGTGACGCCAGCCATTTGCGCCTGTTTAGCCAGCGCATCCATATTATTAATTGCTTGCTTTGTCATGTAAGCAAAGCCAAGAGCCGCAGCACTTGTGGCGGCTGCGGCAACTGTTGCGTAGTTTTTAATAGATTGACCGAGTTGTTTGATCTCTTTTTCGGCACGTTTAGCGTCTGTAGAAAACGCACCTGTTTTCATCAAGAGATCAATGACGATTGAGCCAGCAGCCATGTCTTATGCCCTCCGTGGAGGCTTTACGCCAAACGCTTTAAATGTAGCCATGTCTGCCTCAGAATACTCTGTGTCTATTTGCTTAATGGGTTGTAACCATTCTAACAATTCCCCCATATCAGCACCAGACATACTTTTAGCAATTAGCGCAGCGGGTTTATAACGCCGATTAAAATCGTCAAACGGATGCAAAGAATAATACTCAACCCAAGCATCAAACTCACGTTGAGACATTATTGACTGCCACTCAGCAATGGTGCGACCGCCCAACGCTAAAGCAAGGATATGCCAGATTTTATCGTCTGGCGTTAGCCTTTTTTTTCTGCGCCCTGCCCATTTACAAAAAGCACTTGCTCAAAGATTGCGTTCATCGCTGGAGCATTTAACTTCATTGCTTGTTCCATCGTGATTGCAGCCGAGCCATCTTCATTGCAAAGGCTTGCGCAGATCAACTTGCCAATGCTGCTAATACGCACATCTTCGTCTGGTGACTGCTCAGACAAAGAGAACCGCCGAAACTCTGTAGCCGGAATCTCTTTGAAATACAAATCATGCTTTTCGCCGTTTGGCAGCTTAACTTGTCGTTTATGAACTTCACCACTTACAAAAAATGATTGAGCAATCATTATGCTTTCCAAGTCCAAGCCACGTTGCCGCTGCGCTGAATGGTCATTGTGCCACGCACAATCTCATTTGTTGCAACGTCAATATTAACGTCAGACACAAAGCCATCAAATTTGGCTGATGTGCGTGTTGTGCCAATGCTCAAAGCACCAGAGACAAGCGTTGGTGCAGTTGTGCCATCGCTGAAACCAATAAGCCATTCTGTCACTGTGCCAGCATCGTGCAAATCAAACAATGCTTGCTGTGATGCCTCGGCTGGCTTAAAGACAAAAGGCACGGAAACCTGACCGGGATTGCCCAAGCCTGACTCGTACGTTTTATCGTCCAGATTGTCGAGGCAAGTTGTCTCGATCTGATCTCGTGCGCCGCCGAGTCCAGTGATACCAGTTGGGCAAGTCAGTTTGAGAACTGATGCGCCATCTACAAAATAAAGTTCTGTACCTTGGGTTTTAATGCTCATAATTAATCACTCCTTATCGTGATTGAATAATATCCACTTCTAAACTGATCCTGTAAATCCTTGTTTCAGCTTCCCGTAAATCCTGCACAATTCTTGCTGCGTGTCCTGCATTATCAAATGCTGTTCGTGCCGCATACGCCAATGTCTCAACGCCCTGATCTGTGTCGCTCCAAATATCGACTTGAATAGTATCCATGTCTGAATCAGGAGTGCCACTAATCTGCAACTCAGGCATACCAAAAACCACAAACCAAGTGATATAAGGCTTTACAACATTTTGCGGCGCAGAGCCATGCCTGTATATTCTAGTCGAAACTGTACTAGAAACGGTAGAATTTGCACGCAAAATAGCATAAATATTAAGGCAACATTATTTACTCGCATTTTGTTTAGCTAGTTTTGCCACAATTTTATCAATTCTTGATTTTAAATCACTAATGACTGTATCGGTAGCTTTTTGTCTTGCTGAGAAAAAAGCAGGACGTAACCACGGAGTTGCTGGCTGATTCTGTGAACCATATTCCAAAAGGTGCGCCGTTTTAAGTGTTGTGACAGGTCTGCCTTTTGACCCCTCTGGTTTTTCGTAGGTTTTACGCTTTACCCTAACTAGATAACGCTCACCGTTACCACTATGAGGAGGTTTGCCACGACTGACAATCAGGTTTTTAGCAAGTAGACCTGTGGAAACATCGCCATTTATAGCAATAGATGCAAGCAAATTCTTTTTTGCCTCATCCCGAATTACTCTTGCGCCTTTGGCAAGAGCGAGTTTGACCGGACCACCTCGCTTGGAAACGATTTCTGGTGGCAATGATCGCAGCGTTTTAATAATGCCATCCACGCCAGATAATTTAAACTCAACTTTCATAGCCGCCTTTTAAATGCGTAGCTTGTAATTCCTTCACGCCCAAGGTCTGATTCAATATGATTATATTCAACCAATTCAAATCCTTGTGCGGCGCACCAAGTGATTAAGCCACGGTGAGTAAAATACCAAATATGTTCACCCGGCTTATAGTGCTTGCTTGCTGTGATTGTCGCAGGGTTGTCGAATATTGGCAATGACACAAAAAGCCAGTTTTTAACGTGTTTGAGCAGCTTTTCTGGCTTGGGTATATGTTCCAGTGCATCCCAACAAGAAATCGCCTCTGGCGGTGCTGTCATGGGGTTTGTGAAAGCATTGTGCGATCTAAGCCATTCAATTGCGCTTTCGTTTACGTCAAATCCCCAACAATCTGCCTCACGCACGAATCTGCCGCCACCGATACCAATATCGACCAAGTTTTGAATATCCGATCCTATGTGCTTGCGCACAAATTCGACACGAGCCTTGGTCAACGCTTCGCCCATAGGCGTTGCGTCACGCTCTCGGTACTCTTGCCAGTAATCTGCTTGGTAGTCGATTGGTGGGCGAGGATGAAACCCCATTCCACGCTCATGCCACCAAATCAGGGAATCCTCGAATCCAAGTCGGTAAATTTATCTGCATGGTTTGATATTGTCTTGCGACATTTATGGGTTGATTGAAAACAACGGCAATATAAATCTGGCATAGCAAAATGAATTTTAGACAAATCCATTTGTCGATCAGTAATTCTGTCTGGCGCATTAAAGCCGCCTTGCCCACCGCACACAATCCAAGCTGGGACTTTAGCAGCAATTGCAGCCGGAACAATCCAGCCGACACCTCCGACCACTACGCTTGCGTTTTGAATCAGAGCAAGCAATTTCCTCACATTAAGTTCACCCTTGTGATATTGAACGTCTGCCTCTGGCAATGGTAATTCAGCCCATTCTTTATCATCTTCCAAGTCTGCGACAGAGACAACTAAAAATCCCCTTTCCCGTAGAATTTTAGCTGCCTCTGCCACATACTCAGGCTTGGGACTGCGAGATTGTGCCATCCATTCTGTTCTATGCGTGACAGGACGAATGACAGCATACTTGACACTTGACTCGACACAACCAAAATCAGGCAAATCTAATTCTTTACGGTCTACGCCAAAGCAATGTTTCATTCCCTGCATAATCCCGTTGCGCCCATACTGGATACCTGTTGCCGCACCCATTGGCTCAACGTGATAATGCTTATATTTTTCAACATTCTTGGCTTGTGTTCTAAGTCTTGTATGCGGTTTTGTGCAATACACGCCATCAATATCTTCGTATAGTTCAGCCCAAGGGGTTTGCAAATACAACGGCTTTGGCATTGCCTTAATAAATGCCCGTTGATAGATATTATCGCCAAGCCCTTTCATGCCGTGAATAATCTTCATTATTGTCCGTCATTGTTTCCGGCAGAACAGCGTAAACGGTACTCTTGCCGACCACTCAAGTCTGTCTCAATGCTTTTGATGTTGTAAACATTGCCATCCCACAGGATGCGCATCGCTTGGGTCAATCCCGGAAACCATCGCAAGTTTATTCTTGCCGTGATCTCGCCCTGCACCGATCCTGCTTGAATGAACTCACGCCCTGCACCAGTTAGCACTTCGGCAGGAACAGAACTCAACTCTGTATCGGAATCAAGTATGACGTTTTCCCACGCAATGCTCATTGCGCCAGTATTAGAGTTTTGCGTTTCAACTTGCTCTTGGATAGCGACACGATGCCGCAAGCGATAAGCTAACATCAGACCCCCAAATCCAATCGGTACGGCATCAGTTTAATCTCTGCGGCTTTGCGCAGCTTTTCCACATCGTCTGGGCTGGCTTGGTAGTTTGCTTGCAGCATCAACAGAACGCCCATCTTAATGCTGCCGGGGATCGGGTCTGTGGATGAGACATTGCTGTCCCACTCAATCAGATCATCACGATTCATAAAGGACTTTGCTTCATCCTCTGCGGCATCAAGCAAAAGCTGTAGTTTTGAATCATCGCCGCTGTGGATAACGTCAAGAAAGCCTTTTGCTTCTGATAGTGTAATTGCGCTCATGGTCTTTCTTCCCATCTGTCTCTAAAGATTCCGGTGGCAGTGTTGCCATCAGTGTTTATTAAACGAATGTAAAACGTGCCAGCGGCAAACCCTTGAGGCAAGGCTTCTGTAGCACTGCTTGAAATTGCTTTGTTAGCGTTTGCGCCAGATATTGCAGTTAGCAAATCAACAACAGTTCCGCCAGTATGCGTGCCACCAACAGCCATTGTGACTTGTGGCACATAAGCGGATGCTGTGGTCATGGTGTTTGTTTTAAAGATGAGCAATGGTGTTGCGAATGTGCCGCCTTCAGTTCCGCCAATAACCAATTCAAGCCTCATTTCTGCAAGTTCAAGTTCCAAACTTAATGTTTGAACGATTGTATTAGTTGGAGCAACGACTTTAATTACTTGGCTTGCGCCGCTTGCAATACTAAATTCATAAAAAGTTCGAGCCTCACGCCCTGCAAAGAATCCGGTTTGACCTGTATCAACCCGCAAACGTGCATGATCGCCATCTGAATCGGTCATCAATTTGGCAGGAGGATAAGCCTCAACACGTTCCGCCCAAGTGCCATCAGAGCGATCAATTAATCGCTTTGTGATGTCTTGCCAGAATCGCCATTTTATGTCTGCCACAACGCACCCTCAAGGTCTACACGCTTAAAACATTCTAACGCCGTTTCTCTTGTGGCGTTTAAGATTTCAACTTGGGAGTGATTCCGACCAAGTTTTGCGAACTCATCTTGCCATGCTTCAACTCGTCCCGCATTTCCTAAACCAACTGGATGATCGCCGTGCCAGTGAGATTGCCCACCAGTGTGCTGACAATCATAGCCAAGCAAAATCAAACGTAATGCACCCGCATGAATGGCGGCACTCATTGCTCCTGCGCCTGAGTTGGCGTAACTGCGAATACTAGGCAATCGTGTCACATTAAAACGCCGATCAATACTATTGGTAGATAAGCGTCTACCCGTAAAAACGGCATTAACCTCAATGCCGTATTTAGCCCACCAATCACGATCCAATGCAAAAAGGGCATCCGCCCAAGGTGCAATTCTGAATGTTGTGTTGGCAACAATTACAATTCTTTCTTCGCTCTTGCCCTGCGTTTTACGCCACTTTCTGACGCACTCAACGTCTGCTCTGGTAAGACTAGGACCGCTGGCGAGGCAGACAACGGTTTTGTTTCGCCAACAGCCTTGTAAGGGTTTTCGCGAAACACCTTTGTTTCGTAAAGTTCAGCGTCACCACGGGCGATGTAAAACTGAGCCTTATGCTCTGGCAAGTCAACGACTTGACCGTGCATTAAACGACCCAACTTATCATCGAAAATTGCTTTTTTCAAAATAGATACTTTCATTTTGTGAAAGCAGGGGAGCGAACTCCCCCGCTATTCTCCTAAGTTATCAAGCAGTGAAATCGCCGTACAAGATTGCGCTTGGACGCTCAACACCAAGACCAAGACGCTCCTCAACTCGGATTGTCACAAGGTTGTTGGTAAAGTCTGCATTGACATAACCCATTTCGACTGTTGCGCCCTGACGGGTATACAGTACAGCGGATGCGTCAATTGCGCCAACCAAGAACTTGCCAGCAGCCATGTTGTTTGACAACACGATGCGCAAACCGAATGGGTTTTCGCCAGCCATTGTGCCGGGTGCGCCATAAAGGTATTGACCAGTGCCAGCACCTTCACGAGTGCGCTCCATTGCGCCCCAATCAGCAGGGTTCACAACAACCACATCAGGCATATTGCCAGTTGCCCACAACGAGTATTTTGCACGGTTGATGGCATCCACGAGCAAGTCACCGCTTGTGGCAGTGTATGCAGTGAAGTTGCCGCTGTCGGTCAGACCGGACAGGTTAGGCGATGTGCCGTTACCGTTAAGCAACTGAGCGTCAATGCGTTGAGCAAGACCGTCACGAGCACGAGTGTCAATGTAAGCAACGATTGCAGGAGCATCTGCAAGCAACTGATTCGACACTTTGATCCAATGAGCAACAGTCGTGATTGGCACGTTGTATTGCTCAAATGTTGCATCCGACTCAGGCTTGGCTGCACCTTGGCTAACTTCGGCTGCATCGTTTGTCCATGATGCTTCACGCAAGGAATTAACCATGTTTGAAGTAACAGGAATTGAACGGAACAACTCACGAATAGTCAGAGGAGCAAAGTTGCCACGAATGATCGCAGGATTTTGCTGTGGGAAAACAGTTGTTGAGCCAGATGTGACAGTGTTCTTGACTTCAAAACGGGCACGCTGTGTCTGACCGGAAAGCAGTTGCTTGAATTGCTCAGACTTTACAAACTCAGCACCAGCAGACAACTCAGGAGCAGATTCTTTACGAGCCGAATCCATTTTCTGGCTGATTTCTGTGATTGTGGACTCAAACTTCTCGCTCAAGGCACGCAATTCGCCTTTAACGAGTTCGTCAGCTTTGCCCAAGTCAGCGACTTGTGCATCGTATTTTGCCATTGCGGTGTCGATGGCTTTACCGTGCGCATCAAGTGCGGCTTTGATTTCGATTTCTGTAGACATGATTTTAACCCTTTAAGATTTTAGATGATGCTGATTGGATGTACTGCAATAACTCGCTTGCACTTTTTTCTGATTCACGATCACCATGAGTCAAGGCTTTAATTCGACTAACGAGCGCAGTCGAGTCTGCCCTACTAAACCCGCCAGCATCACGCAGTAAGGTTTCAATTTCTTTCAGCGTTTTCATTTCTTCCAACGCAGATTTAATATTTCCGATTTGTGCATTTAAATCAGCGGGTGATTCCACCACGCTAATCTCGATTAATGATATTTCTTCCAAGTTTAACCCACCGTTTTCATTTGGGCTATATTTAACGGCACGGTATCCAATGGACAAGCCGCTGATTGCGCCGTGCTTTAAACTGGCATAGACATCAATAGCTTTTGAGTGTCCGGGTGTCAATTCACCCTCGACATATAAACCCTTGTCATCTTCTTCGATGCGTGTCCATTTGCCGATCACGCCTTGCTCGTGATTAAAGCGCAATTGAATTGGACGCTCACGCTCCATGATTGTGCTTTTATATGCGCCGGGGATAATCGTATCGCCGTAACTGTCAACGCCACCAAACACGGACGCATAGCCACTAAACAAGCCTTGCTTGCCTTCGTAGAATTTAAAATCTACGGTTTCAACTGCATTAAGTTTGTGGAGCATTGTTCACCTCTTGCGTAGTTTCACCAAGTTTTTCCAACGGTGTCATATTCACTTGGGATAATAATGAATCACCGCCTTGCATTGGTGACCAGCCTTCAATTCTTCGCACTTCATTTGGCGTTAATATACTGCCTGATACTGCCGTGCGATAACCTTCAAGTCTTGATTTTAGATCAGAACGCAGCAAACCTTCAAAATCAAATTCAAATTCATATTCATTTGCCTCCGCCTCAGTAAATAAATTGGCAGAAACAGAGCCTTCAAACCTTTCTAAATACGGGCGCAGATTTAATTTATAAAATCCGCTGACAAGCTGTTCAATACCGCTGCCCCATGTTGTCGATCCGCTTGTGTCATTGACCAGAACACTCGGCACGCCGAACCAGCGGCAGATTTCCTCAAGCTGATAGCGTCTGGATGCCAGCAACTCAATATCGGCTGGACTCATAGCGATGGGGTCAAACTTCATCCCCATTTCAAGAACAAGCATACGCTCATCCGTGCCAGTGCTTAATCCAGAGAAGTTTGCACGCACTTGGTCACGCTGCTCTGGTGTCAATAGGCGATCAAGCGACAAAACGCCCGATCTTTTGCCGCCATTGGTATAGATTTTGGTAACAGCTTGCTCGGCAGCTTGTGCAACTGCAATAAGATTGCGCCCAAAAGCCAGCGGAGACTTGCCGACAACGCCGTTGCCATATAGCTTTATGTGCCAAATTGACGATTCTGAGTAAACATCTACGTTGCCATCCGCCTCATATTGGTACACCATTGAGCCATCTGCAAGCAGAGATGGGGTCACTTGAGCCGACATCAGCGGCAAAAGTGAGCGAATCTGCCCACCAACCTTAGTGATTTTGGCGTATGCGTTGCCATGCAGCGCAAGATTGAGCATCATCGTCTCGAAAAACTCTTGCTTAGTCTGGTATCGGTTAACCTTTCGTGCCATTAACTTGGCAAACCAAAAGTCGGGGGCGAGTGTTCGACCCGTTTCGTTTTTTCGATAGACATTTACTGGCAAACTAGCGACAGTTTCGGAAAGTAACCGGACGCAAGCCCACACCGCTGACACTTGCATTGCAGTATCTTCGGTGACTGATACTGCCGCCGCCTCTTGGTATCCCGGCGATGGGTATTGCACGCCACGATTGCGTTGGCTCGTGTTTCCGCCCAACCAACTCCACATCGACTGCCAGAATGTAGCCATATTATTTAAATCCTATCGGTCTGGCGATGAAATCATTGAAGGCATCCGTATCATCAATTACCTGTTCCGCATTTGCAACACCAAACGCCATCGCCATTGCAACTAGACCGTCTATGCGTCCCGTTGCCTTGTGTTTGTCCAGTTTACGGTTTCCCGCTGCGTCTCTGGATATTACCGCATTAGCTGCACACATAGTTAAAACTGGATGATTGCCATGTGCGATGCGACCATTCAATAATTCTGACTCCAAAGTATCAATTGCTGGAGACATATCTTTAAAACCTTGTCCCCATTCAATTAATGGCAACTCAATACCCAACGAATCAAACTCTTTCTTCAGTATTGTAATCCGCCACCGATCATACGCAACTGATTTTACATTTAATTCAGCCAAAATGATTCCAATATCTTGCGCAATAAACTCATAATCAACGGTTGCGCCGGGCGTGGTGTGCATATAATCCTGCTTGACCCACACATCATAAGGCTGTCGATCACGCTTTGATCGGTCAGATAATCCGTTTTCTGGTGTCCAAAAATGAGTTTGAACGTGCCAAACTCCAGCAATCTTGCCAATAATGACAAGTGCCGTTAAGTCAGTGCGACCAGAAAGATCAAGACCGCACCAAACTGGCGTGTCTCCGAACTCCATCACTTTGCCAGCATTGTTGTCCCACACGTTCTTACTGATAAATGGCGTAACCGTAGAAACCCTCTGGTTTAGGATCAAGTTGCGAAACGTGTTCTCATTGCTTGGCATCCTTGCCGCTTGCTTGGCTTGCTCCTCCAGATCGGCAAGTGATCTGAATATGCCAAGAGCAGGATTTGCATCTTTCCAAGCCTGTTTGTCTAGGACATCCGCACCAGCGTGCGCTGCATACACATGGCTGACAATCTTTGGGTCAGCGGAACGATCTGCATCATCAAGCCACTGGCTAAAAAGGTCAGAATCGTTAGCTGATTGGGTAGAAATGGCTATCAAAAGCGGCGATTTATGCGCACCTTGTGCGGTAGTAATGGCATCAACAAAGTCATCTTGCTGCCCTCTGACCTGTCCAACCTCGTCCAGAATAGCCAGAATGGGTGACAATCCGTGCGCAGTCGTGCCATCCGCCGCCAGTGCTTTGTATTCCACGTTAGCTTTTAAGCCAATAATCCGTTTGCTGGATGGCACTAATCGGTACAAACCTTGAAACTTTGGTTGCAGATTAAGCATCTTGGATGCCAGTTCGTATATTAATGCGGCTTGATCTCTTGATCTTGCGCCAGAAACTATCTGGCTATTCTGTATTCTCTCCGGTCCAATAACGTGCGCCAATAATAATGCGGCGATTAATGCTGATTTACCGTTCTTGCGTGCGAGTGATAAATACGCACGGCGAGTTCCATGCGGATTATCATATATATCCAATATAAACTTCTTTTGAAAGTCAGCAAGCAATATGGGTTTGCCAACGTGTTCGCCTTCGGGCGTGACAACATAATCCGTAATAAAACGAATAACCCTTTGCCCTCTAGTTTCTTTGCTTTTCATTTTCAGTTATATAATCACGCACGCACGAGAATCAGATTAAATCATCTTCGGATATTTTCTCAATTAAACCACGAGCCTCTCGGTCTGCTTTATTTCTTGAGTCCTGTTCTTTGCCAGACACTCCCATCTGACTAGCCGAAAGTCCTAGTGCTTTATTTAATTGCAGCACGCTGGACATTAAACTGGCTTTAGCTGTCACCACCGGATTAACAACTGGCGTGCCACGGTCATTCTTGACCATTAAGCCACGAGCCTTAATCTCGTTATTCGCTTGGTCAAGCTGTGCGTAAGTCACCGCCAGATTAGTTGCCAGCAAAACGTGATTATCGTCCCACGTTGATGTTTCTCTGGACTTGACCACACGAATTAAAATAATCAAGCTGCAATTCATTTAAATCATACGCAGGATTTTATTTTGGTCAGTATGGCTTGCACTAGTTTCAACTTGTCCAGCCACGGTATTTCTTTTGAGTTCGCTTACGAATAGCCATAAAATTACCTTGTTAGAGTGCAACACGCAATGAAAAAGAGT